CTAGACAAATGGTTTAGTCTTTTTATTCGGCTTCGAGATTGTGATGAATTGGGATTGGTTGAATGCTTCACTTGCAACAGATTTAAACATTACAAATCAGGAATGCAATGCGGCCATTTTCAAAGCCGAAGTTTTTTACCCACCAGATTTAATGAGGAAAATTGTCAGCCGCAATGCGTGGGCTGCAATATGTTTAAGCAGGGAGAACAATACAAGTTTGCTCTTAATTTAGATTCTAAGTATGGAGAAGGAACGGCAGAGGAACTCCAATTTTTAGCAAGAAAAATAGTTAAATTCTCTAGAGTAGATTATGAAGAAAACATAAGTTATTACAAATTGGCTGTTGAAAACTTAAAAAAAGAAAAGGGAATAATGTAACTTTTTTTCTAACTTTGACGTATGCACAAAGCGATATATTCAAGTGAGCAACACAAATCTATAATTGAAGTTTATGTTATTATGTGTAAACAGTTTGTGCAAGAGTCAACCACTCAAGCAAGATACAACAACTACTTAGAAGTTTTGGATATAATCGTGGAATATTCAAATGGCTACGGGCAGGGCCTTAGAGAAAACAATTTCTATGATTGGCTTATGATAATACCTATTAACTTATCAGTAGCAACAAGCGGTTTCTTTGCAGGGATAGAAACTAAGACTAATGCAGCAGTTGTAAGAGCATACAAAATAGTATTAGATGAGATGCTACAAGAAACAGTTGAGAGATTAGATTTATTAGAACCCACTAATGACTGATATATATGTTGAAATATCAAAGCTGACAGAGAAATTCAGAACAATGGCTTATGGTATTACAACAGATGAAAACAAAGTAAATGAAGCGGTGCAGGAACTTATGCTCTATTTTCTCCAAATGAACCCCGACACGCTTAGGAGTATTTACGAAAAGGACGGAATACTTGGCATTACACGATATGGAGCAGTAGCATTAAGGAGGGCTTTAACAAGTAAAAGAAGCAATTTCTACTATAAGTATGAAAAGTATTACACACATATTGACAAGTTTGCTTATAATAGTAGTCACGCTGATACTGATGAGTATTTTACAGACAGCTACGCTACTTATAAGAGCATATCAAACATTCCGAATCAAGAAGTAGATAATTCAAAGCTAGAAAAATTAGAATTAATTGACAAAGAATTAGATAAAATTGACTATTGGTATGACAGGGAGTTATTTAAGTTGTACTATTACGAGGGGAACACATTAGATTCACTAGCGGCAAAGACTAGAATAAGTCGCAACAGTATATTCACTACAATAGACAAAGTAAGAAATTTGCTAAAAAAGAAATTGAATGAATAAGTTTTTTGTTCCTAATGAAGTTTATGAAGATAGATTGGCAATATGCAAGACTTGTATTTATTATTTTAAACCAACAGGAACTTGCAAAGATTGCGGTTGCTTTATGAAGCTGAAGGCACGTCTTGCACCAATGGAATGCAGTCAGAAGAAATGGCAGAAAACAACTAAGATAGAAACACCTGATGATTTGCCACAAGAAATAATAGATGAGGTCTTGAAAGTATGGGAGGACTTAAAAACAGGCAAGGCAAAAGACCATGCAGCTAAGAAAAAAATGATTGAGATTTACAATGTTATTCACATGACTAATTACAGCACAACTACTAATTGCGGTTCTTGTATATCAACCTGTTTTGATGGAATTAAAAACCTTTATAAAAAATATAGCCAATGAGTTATTTAACACACTTAAAAAGAAGCAATCACCACTATTCAAGCAGATGGATTGTCAAGTATGATGACAACGACCTAGTGAGAGAGGTGAAACTTATTTATAGTCCTGAAGAATATAGAGCTAACAAAAAACCAAGAACATTAAATACAAAAGATGGATTAATTAAAATTTTAGAAAATGACAAAGAAAGGCGAAATACCTAATTATTACATAGGCAAAAAATATAAAATAGAAGCAAGAAAAGTAGTGGAGGATTTTCAAGCTGATAACTACAATTTAGGGACTGCTATCACTTATCTGTTAAGGGCAGGAAAAAAAGACGGCAATCCTGCTGAACAAGATATACAGAAAGCAATAAACCATTTGCATTTTGAATTAGACAGAATATTTAAACATAGTGATATTAAAACAGGAGGACTTGCACAATGACACTATACAAATGTATTTGCGGAAACTCTAAAGAAATAAGCAAACAGACTATTGGTCTAAGAGATGGAAAGTGGGTGACACTACAAGCCCTTTGTGATTGTGGAAAGTATATGGACAGCGAACCTAAAGATGGGATGCCTAGTCTTAAAAGAACAGAAGCGTCATTAAGTAAAAAAAAAAGACATGATAAACTTTGGGATGGTGCAAAAGAAAAACTATTAGGCGAAAGAGGCATTAATGAATCCTTTGACTAATGAACTTTGTAATAAATAACAATCAAGATAAACAAAGTCTTTTTAACTACTTAAAAGAGTTGGGAAGTGATTACATAGTTAAAGTAAAGAAACAAAGAAACAATAGGTCAAGTATGCAAAACAATTACTATTGGGCTTGTATAGTACAACCATTAGCAAATGAGTTGGGATATTTCCCTGACGAAATGCACGACACACTCAAAGTAAAGTTTGCAAGTGAGTGGCAAAGCATAGATATAAACGATAAGCAGATAGGACTACAAACAGTTAATAGCACCGCAAGAATGAACACAAAAGAGTTTGAAGTATATGCAGACCAAATAAGAATATGGGCAATGACAGAGCTAGGCATAAGATTAATGTTGCCAAATGAATTCAAGTGATTTCTATTATATAATACAACTTGATTAATCAAAATATTTCAAAATGAATACACACGGAGGGAAAAGAGAAGGGGCAGGTAGAAAGGCAAAAGCAGAAGAACAAAAGCTAATAGAGAATCTAACACCTATGAATTCAATGGCTTTAGAGTCATTACAAAAAGGATTAGAGAAAAAAGAACAATGGGCGGTTAAGTTATTCTTTGAATACTTCTATGGTAGACCTCAGCAAAGAGTAGATGTAACTTCAAATGAGGAGAGTCTTAACATGCCACTTATTACATTTATAGAAACTGATACTGAATAAAAAATACAACCCCTTATTTGAGTCTGACTGCCGTTATTACATAATAACAGGGGGCAGGGGTTCTGGAAAGTCTTTTGCCGTTACAGTCTTTTTAACACTACTCACAATGTCAAGAAACATTAGAGTATTGTTTACAAGATACACAATGGTCTCTGCACACTTATCAATCATTCCTGAGTTCTTAGAAAAGATAACACTATTAGGATATGAGAGTATATTTAGCGTAAACAAAGCCGAGGTTCTTAATCTAAAGAATAAATCAGATATTCTGTTTAGAGGTATAAAAACCTCAGCAGGAAATCAAACTGCAAGTCTTAAATCGTTAACAGGAGTGTCAAATTGGGTACTTGACGAAGCAGAAGAATTAATTGATGAGGATATATTTGATACAATAGATTTAAGCATTAGAGAGAAAAACATACAGAATAGAATCATACTTATACTCAACCCTGTCACTAAAGAACATTGGATATACAAAAGATTCTTTGAGGACAAAGGCGTAGAGGCAGGTTTTAATGGCGTTAGAGACAATGTATGTTATATCCACAGCACATACCTAGATAATAAAGATAATCTCTCAGAGAGCTTCTTAGGGCGTATAGAGACCATCAAGCATAACAACTTTAAAAAGTATCGGCATAAGATTATGGGGGGTTGGTTAGAACGTGCCGAAGGTGTCGTGTTTGATAATTGGAGTATTGGAGAATTTAATCCTGATGGACTTCAAACTTCTTGCGGAATGGACTTTGGATTTAGTATAGACCCTGACAGTCTTACTGAGGTGGCAATAGATAAGAAGAAACAAAGAATCTATTTAAAAGAACATATATACAGGAACGGATTGAAATCTCACGAACTTGCAAAAGTGATATTAGACAAAGTAGGTGATACGTTGATAATTGCTGATAGTGCAGAGCCACGTCTTATTGCAGACCTTAGACATTTAGGAGTAAACATTAAACCTGTAAAAAAAGGAACTATTGAAAGTGGAATAACTAGAATGCAAGATTATCATTTAGTTATAACTCCTGAAAGCACGAATATTGCTAAAGAATTGAACAACTATGCGTATCAGGACAAAGGCTCTAAATTATACATAGACAATTGGAATCATGCTATTGATGGAGTGAGATACAACGTTATATATCACTTAGACAATCCAAATGCAGGTAAGTATTTTGTGCAATAAAAAAAAGGGTGCAGATTAATTAAACCCACACCCTTTAAAACTAAAATGAATACAAAAACGGGCAAATATACACTATATATTTTCAATTAAACTAAATAACAACATTTTCTATTATATTAATGTATGAAGGTTAAAATCAAGAAGAAGGGCAAAGTAAAAGAGTTCAAGCTAATAAGTAAGTGGTCAGATGTAACGCTAGAAAAGTGGCTAAAACTAATTGACTTTAAAGAGGGAACGAAAACAAAAGAAGCGGAAGAAACAATAGCAGCATTATCAAATATTCCAAAAGACTTAATAAAGCAGTTGGAAATAAGAGACATTGCTATTATAATGGAGAAGGTAGCTGAGATACAACAGGAGCAAGATAGTTCTTTAAAAGGTATAATAGAAGTAGAGGGCAAAAGATACGGCTATATGCCAGACCTAAATAGCATGACATTAGGTGAGTGGTCAGACCTAGAGACTTTTATCAAAGACGGAATTGAAAAGAATATGCCACAAGTGATGGCGGTTCTATACAGACCAATAATTGAAGAAACAGAAAGTGGAGTTTATACTGTTGAAGCATACGATGGGGATATAGCCATAAGGACGGAAGAAATGAAGAAGATGTCAGCAGAACAAGTGCAAAGTGCATTGGTTTTTTTTTGCAATTTAGGGAGGGTATTGTCAAAGACTTTGGAATCATTTTCGATAAGTCGGCTGAAGGAAATGAAAACGCAATTGCCTCCGAATCTTTTGCAGAAAAGTGGGGTTACTTTGGATTGATGTATAGATTGTGTAATGCTGATATTTCAAAGTTAGAACAAATAACAAAGCTTAACATATTAGAAGCGTTTACATGGTTAAGTTATGAAACAGATTTAGAATCACAAAATAAAGTAAAACATGGCAGTAAACAATAAGACATATAACAACGTGGTAGATACTCTTTGTAGACTTGGAGAATATCATGAGCAAATATCAACTGTTTCAGTTGGAGATATTTTTGATATCAATCTTGAAAAGATGGAAAAGATGCCTTTACTTCACATCAACCCAACATCAGTCGCAACAGGGGATAGTGAGCTTGTGTACAACTTCCAGATATTTATTTGTGACCTTGTTTCTGAAAAGGATAATTGGCAAACATTCCAAGCTGCTCAATTAACTAAATTGCTTGACCCTAAGAATAATGAACAGCAAGTATGGAATCAGACCTTAGAAATATGTACTGACTTTATTGGTATGCTAAGACATAGTTCAAGACAATCTCTAGCAGGAGTAGATGATATTAATTTTCCAATTTACTTTACACAAGACCAATTTACAATAGAGCCGTTTCAAGAAAGGTTTGACAATCTTTTATGTGGTTGGACTTTTACAATGGGGATTAAAGTAATGAATGACTTTGATACTTGCACTATTCCTGTCAGAGATTTAGGAGCAGGGTCGTAATGTGGAAATACTTAAAGAAATTAAATAAAATAAAAATAGGTAAAATAGAAATACAAATAATACCACCAACAATAACAATTAAAATTTAAAACATGGCAAACTTAGTAACAACCATTAGCGAATCCGTTTCTTTGAATGGAAGTCTAAGAGGTTCAACAAATTCAGTAACAACAGCAGACATAGTAGATGTCTTTGAAAGGATAGTAACTTGTACACATTCTCAAACTACAACCGTAGCAGTATTTGGTTCAACACCATATAGTGCAGATGGAGCTTTAGATGTAGAGAACTGTAAATATTTAAGGGTAAGTAATTTGAGTACAGACCAAGATATGAAAGTGGCTTTTGTAACAGCAGCTACAAACTATCAAGTAACTGTAAGGGCAGGAGGTTCTCATGTATTATTTCAAGCAGAAAATG